ACTAATCTTATAGTTTTCTTTAAATTTATGATCGACATACTTTATACGATTCCCAGACATTATAGATCACCCGGCTTTTGTGGCATTGGAGGTAACATTCCTTCTTTGACTCCTGCTGGAGTTGGAAGGTTAGGCTGTCCACTAGCTTGAGTATCTTGAGGAGGAGCCATTGAAGCTGCATTTCCTGCATCCATAGGTACTGGTTGATTCCCTTGTGGTGCTGGTGGTGGTGCTCCTCCTGCTGGTGGTTGTGGAGCAATAGGCTGCTCTCCTACCATTGCAAGTAATGCTGGATCTATTGTCCTAAGTAAGTTTGCATGTTCTTGTACGTGATCTAATACTAATTGTACTAGCTCTGGATCTTTCTTAAGTTCCGTATCGTTTAAAACTTCCATGTGCTCTTTAATGTGCATTGAATGACGCTCAGACCATATTGCTTGTTGAGCTTGTCCATTTACCATGCCTTCATTTTCAGATTTAATTAATGTAAGGTTATCTATTTTACCATCAGTTAGATAGTCGAGACTTCCAGTATTAAGTACCATTAAATACTTATCAATATTATCAATCAATCCCATTTGAAGTAAATTCTCAGCTACTTGCGCCCTACCAGCAGTAGAGTTCATAAGTGCATTTCCTGAATCAACAATTACTCGGTTAATTGATTTAATATCGTCTGATTTAAAGGTCTTCATTTCTGATGTGTTATTTACTCCTGCAATTGCTACAACTCTTGGAACACTTGCAAAATCTTTTAATAAGTTAATAGTTCCTGTTCCAACATCTTCTAATAATCGCACATAAGACTGTTGAAGTCCTGATACGAATTGAAGTGCTTGAGATTGTACTAATGCTAATGCATTTCCAGATCTAAGCGATTGCTCAGGATTACCACGAGCAACAGAATTTACTCCAGATAAAGTTTCCATAGTTTTTTCTAACAATGACATCATCTGATATACTTCTGGAGAAGTGGCGGTCAATTGCATTGGCTCAGGTTTCCCTCCACCTTCGGTAGCGTTGTAATGAAGAAATTGCATCCCTCCACCAATCTGCTCTGCTTCTATCCCAGCCCCTCTTGGACATAAAATAGACTGTACACCAAATGCATTGATATTTGTTGCGGCTGTCGAGTACATACTGTTAAGCATTTCTTGAAGTGGTAACAAGTCGAACATATCTGTGTACCCATATGGAGTACCTATGATGCTTGAAGGTGTGATTCTGTAAATAGGAAGATCCCTGTAAGGAAGGATACTGTCCTCTAGAATTATATCATCATTGATATATAAGATATATCTACCATTAGGCATAGATTCCGTTCTTTTGTGAAAAAACTCTTTGACGAAAACGTCAGAAGTTTTATCGCTGCTAGTATAAGATCCTTCTCTTCTAGCCTTTTGATCTTGATCTACTGTGGTAAGTCTAATTAACTCTTTAGCATGTTCTGGGTATTTTGCAATAAGATCATGTTTATTAAGTGAATCTCGGCATACTAGCCAATCATTCTTATCATAATATTCTTTAGTTGAATCAAAAATAACATTGTAAGGGGATACTAAGGAGTAATTTATATCTCCCTCGTGAATAGGAAGTGCGTGGATTATATTGCCTTCTTTGTCGAGGGGATTTCCGTCTTCATCTTCATCTACTATGGAACTTGGGTCCGGCTCTAAGTAGTCTACTACTTTACCTTTGGTGCTGTTCCATTCTAATTTTATATAGCCAGACCCCAATATAATAGCGTACTCTACAGCTTGCTTCAGGACTTCTTCAAGTCTCATTTCTCGCATATAATAGTCGAGAAGACCGTTTCCTAGCTTTGCCTGTATTAGAGACTTTCTATCTGTGTTTATAGCACGACAAGCAAATGAAGGTCTTGTTCCAGTTACCATAACGTGAATATGTCGGGCGAGATTTCTATAATGGTTTACTGCTAAATTAACTAGCTCCCCATTTTCTCCACCATAACTAATTCCGTGAGAGTTTCCACCACTTCCGTAGTAGTCTCCGTAGTAAGCTTTCCAAGATCTTTCGATTTTAGACAAGTAACTAGAGTCACTGATTCCAGTGAACCAATCCTTAGCTTTTTCGTCTAAGAATCTTACTGTTACATCGGCCTTGTCTGCTGCGAAATATATATTCATACTCATATTTTATTCCTTATGTATTAACTACAATATAGTTGTTAAATTTTATGTATTAAGTCAATCTCTTTTCTGTAAATTCATGATTTTTCTCATTAAATCAACTGTTTGGGACGCATTAGTATCTCTGTATTTTTTAGTTATATGAGTATCTGGTCCAACATTCTGACCATAATACTCAGGATATGGATTCCTGTGTGTGTGGATATTTCTCACCATATATATCAAGGCATCTAAAGCATCGGCATGTGATGTCAAAAGTCCGGCAGTATCATTACCTTTTAGGTGTTTGAATTTCCCAGTAGATGTTCCAGCTCTTGTGAATTGCCACTGAGCGTATTGTATGTGATATATCAGGTTTTTACATCTTGGGTGGATTATTATCCTCTTTTGCTCCGTCCATCTTCTTACGGTATCAATAGCTTGTTCTTTATTATGTTTAGCTGTTGGTATAAAAGTAAGGTCATATGACTTAGTAAGTTCATTTACTAGCATCAAGTTGTTATTATCCATAACTCTTAAATATGCTGGTTGAACTCCAAGGGTACTTTTAAACCTAAGCTCTTCTTTATGTCTTATATTCTTATCTAATATATCCGTCTTAAGTTCTGGACCGTTAATTATATATTCGTCTAATATCACTAGTCTAGATTTGTGAAAATCGTAGTAGCCAAAAAGTGCCACAGTTAAATCCTTGAATCCTAAATCCATTGAAGTGTAGAAGTCGCAATGATCGGGAGTACCTACTTCTTTTACTACGTCATCTTTTACTTCTATAAACTCCGGTATAACATTAGATTCTGTCCTCACATCTGAATTTTATATTATTAGTTCCACCCGGATATCTCTTGATTATTTTATTCATCTTAGCTTCATCAACCATTGGAGAATCTTTATAAGTGAATTTTAAAAGCTTTCCTGACGCTTCAAGTGGATGTAGAAAATGCTCATGAAATTCATGGTTAGCATCTTTATCGTTTGGAGTAGTTGCAAGAAGTACTTTTCCGTCTGTAGTATCTGTAGTAGGAGCTAGTACTGAGTAAATAACAGTCTCTAGATCGTCCATAAAAGCTGCCTCATCTGCAATACATAAATCTGAAGCTCCACCTCTTAAAGTGTCATAATTCCCACCATCAGTTCCGGCAATCTGGATTTCTGAGCCATTAGGAAATACCCACGATTTACTTTGAGTTTTCCATTCACATTTTATATCATCTGGGCAATCTTTAATTATTTTTAATATGATAGGTCGGATAGTAGATTCAACTTGTTTCTGCTTTGGACAGGCATATTTTACTAATGCAAAAGGTTTCTGTAAGCAAGTTTCTATAGCTATCAAACACAAGGTAAATGACTTTCCGAATCGTCTAGATATGAGACAAGCCATTATATCGTCATCGTCTTTTGGATTAGTGAAGTGATCGTATATCTCTGTTTGTTTTCCTTTTAATTTCCACGCTAATCTACCTTGCCCCCAAAGTGCTGCTATTGCCGCCTCTCTGGACATCTCCTCTTTTCGCTTGGAGCTTTTAGGTGGTTTTCCGTAGTCTTTTGTCACTATTTCTCACTTCCGACTATCTTAAGAAGATCCTTAATATCCATAGGTTTTGTCTTCTTAGTAGGCATCGAGGTTCCTCTAATGACTCTTAGAGTTTTATATAGTGTATCGAAATTCTTAACATCTTTATCATCATAATCTTGGGCTTCTATTTTACTAGATATGTGGCGAATCCCATCAACGCATATCTTCTCTTCTATGGAAGTACAGTCGATTCCTTCAAGCTCATCTTCTAGATCATTAACTTTCAGAATCTCTTTCATTCTAGCGTTTTCATTTTCTAGTTCTGATATTTTCTTCTGGAGAGCGTCTAATTCTTTTCCAGCTTCTCCTAGTTCAAAATCGTCCATTATTTAATTCCTACCATTTAAAGTTCTTAATCTTATCTTCTTGATTTTGTA